CACTTTCTGGTTTTTCAATCGGCGGAAAGATTTTTGAATCTGATAACGAAGTTAACAAAGCAACAGGACAAACAGTTCGTTTTATCAAGGGCTATGATCTAGTTGAACTTTCAGTTGTTGACTCACCAGCAAATGAGCTATGCAACATTTTTTCTATTGAGAAGATGAATGGTCAAATGGTATTCAAGGGCATGGCTGCTGATGTAGTAACAGAAAATATTTTTTATTGCGAAGAAAGCAATTCAGTATTCCTCTCAACAGAGAAGACATTTGATTCACCAGTTTCTGGTAAGCCAGCAACAATTATTGGTTGGGTTGAAAAATCAGATGTAAATAAATCAAAAGAAATAGACAAGATTCTTGATTCATTTAAGAAATCAAGATTTACGTTGCCTGATACACAAACAATTGCAAAACAGGCAAACGCAGAAGGAGGTAATGAAGTGTCAGAAAACACAGAAGTAACAACAGATGTTGTTGAAGAAACAACACCTGCTGTAGAAGTTGCTGTTGAAGAAGCAGCACCAGTAGTAGAAGACGCTCCTGCGGAAGCAGTAGCAACAGAAGACGCTCCTGCCGAAACTCTGGAGAAGGCAGCCGACGTATCAGAAGTTATGGTTGATGAACCTGATTTTGCAAAGATGCTTGGCGATCTAAAAGGCTTTTTCTCAGAAACTCTAAACAAGGCTGCAGAAACTAATGCTAACCAAGTTTCAACTATCAAAGAGACAGTTGAAACATTTAGCAAGAGTGTTGATAGCAGAATCTCAGAGTTGGCAGAACAACACAGCGTACTTAGTGCGGCTGTAGCAGAAATCCGCAACACAATTGACGGCGTTGAAAAGCGTGTCGATGCAGTTGAGGGCGAGACTGCAATTAAGAAGTCCTCTGACCTTGGCGGGTCACAGGTAGTAACAAAATCAAAATCAAAATGGAACGGTTCTTTCCTCGGTTCCGTGAATGAAATATTCAACTAATAAGGTAGGTGAAAAATATAATGAGCAATGAATTATTAAAAGATATTGCAGCTGGAACAACAGCAACAGGGACATTTGCTTCCACATCAGGTGGTTCAGGTATCCACATCGCTTCTGAAAACGGAAACGGTGGTTTGCTTAACCCAGAACAGTCAGCACGATTCCTTGACTACATGTTCGACGCAACCGTAATTGGTAAGGTCGCACGTACAGTCCGTATGAAGGCAGACACAACCGAGATTGATCGTATTGGAGTAGGCGAAAAGCTTATGAAGCTTGCTACAGAAGGTGATGACACATCATCAAACGCAGCCGTTACATTCTCAAAGATTTCTCTCACAACAAAGAAGCTTCGTCTAGATTGGGAACTTTCAACAGAGTCTCTAGAAGACAACATTGAAGGTGCTGATCTCGAAGATCACATCGCAAGAATGCTTGCAACACAGGCAGGAAACGATATTGAAGATGTTATCCTTAACGGTAACACAGCTCTTACATCAGACGCACTTTACAAGGCATTCAACGGCGTTGTAAAGAAGTCAAAGACATACGGACACGTAGTAGATGCAGCTGGTGCTGCAGTTTCACGTGCTGTATTCAACTCAGCACTTAAGGCACTTCCACGTAAGTACAAGCAGCGTCGTACAGACCTCCGCTTCCTTGCAGGATCAAACTTGATCCAGGATTTCCTATATGCTAACAGCATTGGTACAAACCAGACAATTCCACAGGATATCGCTTCAAGCATCATCCGTGGAGATGTTCAGCCATTGTCAGGTCCAGCAGGATATGTAGCTCCATACGCATTTGGTATTCCAATCGTTGAAGTTCCACTTCTTCCTGAGACACAGACAGGTGACTACTCAGCAGCAACAGGTTCACATGGAGATATCCACTTGACATTCCCAAATAACGTAGTTATTGGTATCAAGCGTGACGTCACAGTTTACCGTTTCTTCTGGCCACGTAAGGACTCAATCGAATACACAATGTACACTCGTGTTGGCGTCCAGATCGAGCAGGCAGATGCATGGGTCGTTGTTAAGAACGTTAAGGTAGCTTCATAATTTAATTATTAAGCGCACTGCTAGAATTGCCCCCGAATTTATTTCGGGGGCTTTTCATTTAAATTTATCAATGCTATAATTAAAGCACCTAGACTAAGGAGAAATAAATGTCGTTTGAAACCATGAAGGTTGCAGAACTTAAGAAAATTGCAGAGGACTTTGCAGTTGATACAGAAGGTCTAAAGAATAAAGCAGATATTATTGCCGCTCTATCCGAAGAGGGCGTAACATTCGCAGTATATGCGAAAACACTAGATGTTAAAGAAGAAGAGGCGGAAATGAACGAAACAGAAGTATTGGCAAAGCTTGACAAAACTCAGTCAAAGGACAGTGTTTTAGTTAGAATGACAAGAGCAAACTTTCGTTACGATATTTTGGGATATACCTTTACTAAGGAGCACCCATTTGTTGCAATGAAAGAGGAAGACGCTCAAAAAATCTTTGATGTGGAGGAAGGTTTCCGTTTAGCAACTCCTAGAGAAGCACAGGAATTCTACAACTAAACCTAATTAAATGGAGATATTAATAGGATCAAACTCACCAATTAATCATAAAATTTTTTGGAAGGGTGCATTAACTGACGCAGACTCTTTACCAATCGTAAAGGTTTATGACGTTACAGAGGATCCAGCGATATCTCCATCTATTAGTCCTGCAACAGAACTTGCATCTCTAACTTCAGAGAAATCAGAAACCGATCCAGGAACATACAATGTGTATCTGCCGTTGTCTCTTACTAATAGAAACAGACAGCTAAAGTTAGTTTGGCAGTATAACGTAGAATCTACAGCAGCAACTAAAACTCATAGCATTTTTGTTGTGCAGCCTTATGCTGATATTGCACAAGCAATGGATTCATTAGGTGTAAGCGCAGATCCATCTGATCCAAGCTATAAGACTTATGCAGAATTATGTGCAGCAGAACGCTGGGCTAGAAAAGTAATTGAAAATTATACTGGACAACAGTTCTATTTATATGATGACTTGCATACAGTTTATGGGGCGGGAACAGATGTACTTCCTTTGCCATATAAGTTAGATACACTTCATGAGCTATATCAGAATGATATTCTTTTAGTAGATACTATTAACGATATCAATAACTGGAGCTACGATGTTCAAATATCAGAGACTGGTTTTGGAATCAGAATTAATAAAGCATCAATGATCGACAATACAGTATATACAGCAAACGGTATGGTGCCTCCAACAATTAACGATAGCACTGGAATGTTTTCAAAGAATACTGTATATCGTGTTCAAGGAAGATACGGCTGGGATTATGTACCAGATGAAGTTGAGCTATCCTGCATTGAACTAATGAAAGACTATTTCTCTAAAGATAAAGAGTGGAGAAACAAGTACCTTACTAATGTTCAAACATTTGATTGGCAGTTTGAGTATAATCAAGAGTCTTATCGTGGGACTGGTAACGTATATGTTGACCAGATCCTGCTATCTTATGTCTTAACACAAATGGTAGTAATATAAAATGTACAATCTTGTTGAAGCCGTTTTTTCAATGAGGCTAGATGTTTATAGACAGTTAGATACACAGGATCCAGATACTGGGGCTATTAAAAAAGAATGGACTTATTATAAAACTGTTCCCTGCCATGCTAAAGGAATAATTAGTAATTCTGCTACTGCCAGAAGCGGTGATCGTCAGGTTTTTGATAATAGATATAAGAATGAGCAGGTTATTGAGGTAAGAACATCTAGTCGCCTGACTGCTCGTGAAAAGGTAACTAATATTTGTAATTCAGACGGAGTGCTTGTTTGGGCAGAAATAGATTTTCCAACAGAGACTGCAACAGTATTTGAAGTAGTAGGAACGACTCCAATAACAGATCCTTTTGGGAAAGTTCTTGCATACAATACAATAATGAAAAGATCGGAGAATCAGATAATTGGACTCTAGCAGATTACTAATGACAGCAGCCAGCGGTCTTGAAAGACTGATGTCAAACAGTACTGCAAAAAATACTAATATTCGAGATACTTCGGTTGCACAAATATCAGCTGCAATTTACTATAAGGCTAATGTAATATCTAAGCTATCATCAAATACAGCATTTCAGGCAAAATTTAGAAAAGTTATTAGCGATCAGATAGAATTAGATTTTGGCTTATATATGGATGCCCAGGCTAGATCAAAGCCGAAATCTTTACATCATGTTTATGAATGGAAAAAAGCTGGAGATAAAAGCGCTAGATTATTTAAATTAAACTCTTATGAGCAAAATGGATTATCATTTAAAATTACTTATGACTTTTTAGATTCTAAAACAAACGTTCCTTCAGGTAGAGGTAGAAAGAAATATAAGTTTGCAAATAAAGCTTTTATTATGGAAAATGGCATACCCGTCAGAATCTCTCCAGTGGCCGCTGAGAGGCTTGTGTTTGAAGTTGATGGTTATACCGTCTTTATGCCTAAAGGTGTCTCTGTGGTCGTCTCAAAGCCTGGAGGAGGCAAGGCTACAGGCCGCTTTAGAATTGCCTATGCACAATTCTTTACAGGTCAATTAGTTAATGAATCTATTAGAAGATCAGGATTTCAAAATATATTTAATGCAGGAATGAATAAGGCATTAAATGTTCCTGCTGGAATTAAAAAGGTACAATATTCATTCTCTCCAAATATGATTAGGACACAAGCTGATACAGCCCTGAGAGAGGCATTTGGAGGAGTACTATTATGACAGTAAATTATAAATTAGATGCTTTACTAGAATTAAGAAAGTATTTATGGCAAGAGCTAACAGATACTGAGATATTTGATGAGGCAGATTATTATAGCGATAACCTAATGTCAACAATTATACCTGTTATACCTATTCAACAGCAGGCGGAATTGAGCCAGTTTTTAAGCGGGAAGAAGCATATAGTATATGACAAGATAAGTGCCTCATACGATACTAATTGGTTAATCTGCAATGAGCAGTTCTTATTTACCATATATTCAACAGACGTCTCTGAAATCAATGAAATTAGAAACTTCATGATGGATCTATTTAGAAGAATGGATGAATCAGCTCGTGATATTAATAGATGGGCTGACCTATCAGATAAATTTAAATTCCATAGTATCTATTTGGCAGATATATCTCCAACCACCCCTTCAGAAGAATTGCAGGGCTTTTTATCAACTGACGTGATCCTAGATGTTAAATTCTCTAGAATCACAGACGGGCTTGGAAGATTCTCCTAATTTGCCTTTGGGCGTATTATAGCCTAAAATTGGATATAGAGGAAAGGGCCTAGCCAGCCACAATTTTTGTTTTACAACTTAATATTATTTTTTTTAAACAGGAGGTTTAAACCACATGGCACAAAACACAGGTAATGCTAAAAATATTTTAGTTGGTGCTTCACCACTATTTATTTCAAACACCGACTCTACAGATACAGCTAACTATGTAGATAATGCTGAACCAGGTAGCTCATCAGCTGCTGCATACGTTTCAGGAACTTCATACACAACCACACTTAATGGTGTGACTTCAGGAAATTTCTATTACAGAAACGTTGGTTATACAAACAATGGTCTTCAGATTACTTATAACCCAACATACGGTTCAGTAACAGTAGATCAGCTTCTTGATACAGCAAAGCTATTCAAGGAGTCAATGGAAGTTATGATTGCAACAGAAATGGCAGAAGGAACACTTGAGAATCTTCTCGCAGTATTCGGTCAGCCAGGAGACAATGCAAACTCAGCAGGAATTTCTGCAAATGACACTCTTAATACAGAGTCAGGATTTACAACAGGAACAGCTAACAAGACAAGAACTCTTGGACTTGCAGCTGGTGCACTCGGAATCGCTCCAACAGAGCGTCAGTTAATTGCAGTTGGACAGGCACCATCAACAACAGATGGAGCAAACAATAAGTCAACAGAGCGTGTATATTATGCACGTCGTGTTCTTTCTGTACAACAGTCACAGTTCTCACTTGCTCGTAACGCAGCAACAACATTCCCAGTAACATTCCGTCTTCTCCCATCAGGAGATTCAGCATACGCTGGACAGGAATACGGAAAGATTATTGACCGTATCCTAGCATAATTTAATTTATTTAAATTAGGAAAGCCCCCAGAAATGGGGGTTTTTCGTTTGTGTTATTAGGATGCTTTTGTTATAATTATTGAGACACTATCCAAGGAGGATAAATTGGCAACAACAGTATATGATGTAGAAGAAATCACGCTACAAAATGGGGCAAAGGTAACTCTTAAGCCACTTACAATTAAAGAGCTTAGAAAGTTTATGGCCGCTATTCAAAGAACAGCAGAAGTAACATCAGAAGATGAAACGCTAACTATTCTAATTGATGCTTGTGCAGTAGCACTTGAGAAGCAACAGCCAGAACTAGTACAAGATCGTGATGCATTAGAAGATGCATTGGACGTACCAACAATCAACCGCATCCTTGAGGTATGTGGAGGAATTAAGATGGACGACCCAAACCTTCTAGCGGCAGCGGTTCTGGCTGGTCAGAACTAGATTTAGCCGCTTTAGAAGGAGAAGTTTTTCTTCTAGGTAATTGGAAAAATTACCAAGAACTAGAAGAAAATCTTTCAATGCCAGAGTTAATACAGACGTTTAAAGCAATGCAGAAAACTGAATCGGATAAGAGAAGATTCTTAGCTTCAATTCAGGGTATTGATTTAAACGAATCAGAAGAAGAAAG